ACTACAATTTCATTCCTTTCATTTCGATAGACTACATTATTACCATCAAAAGATGGTAATTCCATATAAACAGGGTTGGCTTTTTGCCATTGCTTAGAATAGAAATAACTATGCACGTCCTCTTCAACATCAGGCACACCAGACCGCCAATCTTTAAAGCAAGTATAATCAAAATTAACACCTGCTAAATTAATCATTTCATTAGGTGTTTGCTCGCCTTTAATACGTGCCTCCTCTAAAGCGACTTTTGCATTATTCCAATGGGCTTTGAAGCACATACCACTGTATTTGGCAAGGTCCGCAGCCATTTTTTCAAGCTTAGTTTCATCCAAGTCGCCTTCATTCCAATTATTAAACCACTTCTGAGCCTCTGGAAAGGGTGTAACACCGTCCGCTTGGAATATTTCAACGCCAAGCCCTGCAATAGCTTTCTTTTTTAATTCGATGAAAGATCCGTGCGTTGTGCTTTGAAGCACTAAGGACGCTAAAAATTGAGGGTAAAGGTTGTTTTCATCATACTTAATAAAGTTCCCTCTATAATCTATCTTAGTTATAGGAGGGTCAACCGATTCGGCTTGAATATAATGAAATTCAAAGTTTTTATTAGGTTTTTTCAAAACGTGTGTGTATATTTGCTTAAAGATAATCAAAAAGTAAGTAATATGAAAGCAATTAAAGAAGTAGTTTGGGCAATAGTAGTGCTATGTTTTATGAGTTTGCCACTTGTGTTTATTGGATGCACTGAAGAACCAGAGCCCAAAGAGCGAACTGAGACGGTAGAAGTTAAGCCAAAAAGAGGGTACATCGCTTTGAGAAATACCACAGGCGTAAAATGTATTTATTATTTAGATACACCATGTGATACGGTGGAAGGTTACAATTACACTTTTAGCACGGTAAGCCTACCTAATGTAACTCAAGATACTATTTGGGGTTGTGGTAGTAGTAGAACTATAAAAATATCACAAGTGCGCCCTAGTGGTTACTATGTGAATATCACAACCGAATATACACTAACACCAGAAAGTAAATTTTTACACGATTTTACACCACCAAAACTATAAGATTATGACAATAGAGGAAGAATTGAGAGAATTAAAGGCTCAGAATTTAGTAAAGTTGAATAGGATTCATACACTAGAAAGGTATATAAAAGCTAAAGAATCGGATTTAAAAGGTGCTTTAATTATCCCAGAGGGGTGGGAGGTAAGCAATTTCTGGAAAATACATAAAACCCGATCTTGCGGAGTTAGGTTGTATAATGGAAGTAAAGGTAGTGTTACTGGTCGTGGGTTTTGTGGTGAAGAAGCCCTTCGCAACGCATTAGAACAAATTGAAAACACTAAAAACTAAGATTATGAAAACTAACCTAATCTTATTTCTACTCCTACTAGGTAGCTGTAGTGCTGAGAAGCAACTGCAAAGGGCTTTAAAGCGTAACCCCGACTTACTTAAAGCTGATACGGTTATAACACTAGATACGGTTATAACCGATAGGGTAAGGGCTGATACGTTACTGTTCAATAATATCTATCACGATACTATTGTAATAAGAGAGCGTAATCTAACAATGAAATACGTTAATAATATCCACGATAGTACGGTTTACTTATATGGGGAGTGCGCCCCTGACACTATAGTCACAGAGGGCAAAACAATAACCAACACAATAACAAAAGATCCTACTTGGTGGGTTAATATCAAATCTTACTGGTGGATAGCCTTAGTTATTGTCGGGGTTGTATTATTAATTAAAGGACTTAAAAAGGTGGGGTTATGAGCGAACAAAAGAAAGAGTTTAAGGTAGGGGATGAGGTGTGGTTTATTCACGACGGAAGAGTTAAGGTAGATAAAGTTGGCTCACTCCCAGAATATTGGTTCGATACAAACACGACAATATGTACCGAATTTTATGGTAATTACATTGAACATGGATGTCAATTCCACACCCCTCAAGAACTTTTAGAAAACATTAAACAACAAATAGATAATATAAACGACAATGACTAACGAACAGATAAAAATGCTTTACTTCTTTGATGGGGATAAGCCGAAGGGACTAAATTTATAGATGTATGACAAAAGGGAAAATACAAGCAGGAGGCGGAGCGTATAGAAATCCTGACGTAAAGCAACATTTCACTGGAAACAATCAAAAAGAGGTTGACTGGCTTAATAAACACTACCTAAATGCTAAAGATAAAAGGTTTACACCTAAAAAAAAGAAACGTAAATAAACAAAAAACCACCTATTGAGGTGGTTTTTCTTCTTTGTATTCGTGTTCAATAATATAATCAATGTAATTCTTTGCTTTGATTAAATCTTGCAGGCCGTTCTTCTCACGATGCCTTGCGATATACTTAATTACGTTACCCTCACAAAAAGGAATATTATTTTTCTGAATGAACTCGATAGGCTCAATTTTCATTTCGTAATGTTTTTCTTTGCTCATAATCCTAGTTTAGTATATGCGGTTACACCTGTATCACGTTCGTAATTTACCGAAACTTTATCGGCATTCCAACTACCGTTGGCATAAAAAACAAGTTCACCAGTATACATTAAAATCACTTCCGACATCCTGCGCCTGCGCAATCCTTTAGCAGTTTTGTAGCTTTTAGATTCTTGGTCGTAATATTTAGAAACGGACATCATAAAATTACAAACATCCTTTTTAAACTTAATAGCATCGGCTTTCAAATAACTTGCAAAGGTGTAAGTACTGCGCCCCCTATTAAACTTAAAGCTACCCGTATTGTATGCAAAACTTACAAGGCTATCAAACATATCCTGAGTTAATTCTGTGCCCTTAAACTCGCTTAAAACAACTTTTTCATAAGCAGGTAAAGTACGCATAAATAAATCATGTGCTTTCTTTTCACTTATTGGTTTATCATTCATTGATACTTTACGACCATTTTCGTATTTAGTGGAACCCCAACCAATTGTAGGAATACCTGCTGAACATTTGTAAGGTTCTAATTTTAAGCTTTCAAAATGCTTGATTAATTCAATACCTTTGTTACTTATTTTCATCTTTGTCGTCTTTTGTTCCGTGCCTAAATTTAATGATATTTGTTGCAGTAACCAAACCTAAACACAAACAAGCGTATGTTAAAGTTATGCCATACACTAAAGGGAAATTCTTTAGAGGGGATTGGCTGTAAAAATAAACCAAAACCCCCGCTAAAATATTGCCGTAAACCGCTGAAAGTTTACGACCACTAAAGCCCTCATTTTTTGTGTCTAGGCTATTTGTAAGCCTTTTAAAAAATTCCTTCATTTCTTTTTGTATTTGTCTATTAGTAGTTTAACTAAGTGTAAAGAAACACCTGCAATAACAGTAGTAGCCACCACTGACAATGTGTGTAAAGTCCAGTCTATCATTTCATTATTAAAGTGTTCATTTAGTATCTTAGGGGTGGTTAACGCTATTGATGCAAAACCTCCAAGCCCTAATTCCGTAGCTATTTCTTTTATTGATTCTGTCATGTTTAGTTTAGTTTATTACCTTTCTTCTACTCTAAAAGAACTACCATTTTCTAATGTTACATTATCTGTATTTGTAGCATTAGCAACCCTCAGTAAGATATAATCATTCTCATCTAATGTAGTCACAAAAGAGACATTAAAATCCACTAAATCCACACTCCCTACACTATTTCGAACCCTCTGAATTTGCTCCGATTGCGTTAATACAGAAAAAGAACTAGTAGAATTATCCCACTTCGTAAAATGTATTCTAATATCATTGTTTGCTGGGCTTTCAAAAGTAAGTTTACCAGTTACTTTGAATTCCCTTGGACTGTTAGCTAAATGTCTAGCAGAACCAGCCGTAATGGAATCAAAATGCTCGACATCGCTTTGTGTCCATGTCCCTAAAACAGTTTCAAAGACATCTATTGTATTTATAGTAGTCAAAGTTTCTGCTGTTATCTCATTTTTTACACCAACGAAAGTATTATTTACACCAATATTTCTTTTCCAATATGAGCATAAGTCATTTTCGGAAACATTAGGGAATAATAAAACCGAGTTTGTACTTGTATTATCCGAACCGTTTACAGTCATTAGTGTATCTTGAATATTTAATGTATTTGGGTTGGGGAAATTACTAGGTGTAAAATCACAAAACGGTGCGAGTGCTGGTAAATCTACATTAATGTCCGTTATAAATCTACTAGCCATTGTAAAACCAACCGCTCCGCAGAATAAAGGTGTAGACATTCCACTATCTAAATTTCTAACAATAGAAGTTGTAATTCTAAAACCACCGACCCAAGTCCCTTCTAAGGTTAATGTAGGTGTCCCACCAAAACGACCAGTACCATCTTCTAAACCTTGTCTATAATCTGTAATAGTACCTAAAGATGTACAATTATTATAATTAACTCGCTGAAATTCAAATGCGTTAAAACCTGTCGCATCTGTAATATTGTAAACCTGCGAGTTTACACCACTAACATCTATATAAAAATCCCTACCTAGTATGTTCCCAGAACCTCCAACAGGGGATTCAAACATAGTGTAGTTATCTTCTGTTGAATATAAACCAGAATTATCAAAATTGAAACCTACTATTTTGATACCATTCGCTGGGATTGTAATAGTAGTAGTTCCCATGTCTATCTGACCATCCAAGAAATATTCCTTATTAGAATCTATAGTACCACCTAATGTAGTAGCTACATTAGATTGTGTTACAATAATAGCATTTTGTAAATACAGGTCGGCTATTTGTTGAGCTGTAACTGTCTTGCTAGTATTTCCATCCTCTTGTATACTCAACAACTCTGTCCCCGTTGGTGTAACTGCAAGCGATGGAGTTTCTTGGTTAC